ATGGGATATCATCCCCGATGTTTGCCAGCTTGTTTTCCAGCTCCGCCGGACGGAACGTGGTCTCAAGGTCCTGCAGCGACAGGGTTGAGTAGTTCCCCTCACCAACGAACTCTTGGATCATCCGGAGCAAGGTGGATTTACCGTTGTTCCCGTCGCCGAACATGATGAAGATCTTTTGCATGCGGCAATTTTTGATGAGACAATACCCGAGCATTTCCTCAAACAGTTTGAAGAGCTGATAATCCCCACAGAATACGCGCATGAGCATTCGGTCGATCGGCTCATAATAGGCAGCCGGGTTATATACGGCGTTGAGCTGCTGGAAATCGTACGCCTCCGGCGTGTGAGCTGAGAGCTGTCCCGTAAGTAAATCCAGCCGGCCGTTTTTGACGTTAATGACGTATTCCTCGACTGGCGGATCGTCAATGTGCCGCTGGATGGTGATGTAGTTCAGCACCTCGTTTTGCTCGCTGCGCTTCGACGCCGGGTACTTTTCGATCATTGCTCGCAGGATGTCATATTCCCCGGGTCGATAATACCCGCCTTGGTATGTGTAGAGCCGCTCGTGCCGGCTGATGATGTGCATCTCGTCAATCAGGACATCGCCCATGACGTTGTGCAAAAACTTCCCCTTATCCGTGAACCACGGCGCGTCCGGATCGCCGCCGGCCGGCGGTTCAACTTCCGGGTACGCTTCCTCCCGGGTGACGGTCCGCAGTTCGTCCTCCGGCAGCGGCTCCCGAAACACGTACTGGTTAATCAACCGCAGCGTCTCCGCGGCCTCCGCGTGCGTGTATCCGCGGCTGGCGAGCAGGATTTGATACTCGAACAGCGCCTGATTCCGGCCGTCGCCCTCACCCATCTCGAAAAATTTCCACTTGAACTGCTTCAAAGGACGCAACCAGCGCGGCAATTCGTCCAGCTCGTCCCAGTCGAAATCCGTGAGCCACTCCCGCCATTCGCCGGCGAGCTTTACGCAGACCTGAGACTGCTTCCCCCAGCTCCGATAGTCCGCCACCAGACCAATCCCGGTTGTCGTCTTGACGCTGTTCTTGACCGGCTCACTTGTGGCGAACCAGAAGTGCCGGCCGCGGGAGGTTTGCATGATCTGGCACTTGATGCCTTCTTCGAGCACCAGCCGGGTGAGCTTCTCCGCCTGCTCGGCGTCGTCAATGTCCACGGCGACGTAGGGCTCGGGGATGGGGAGACCAACGTTCGGCCAGGCGGCGAGTTTCTCGACCGGATAGGTGTCCCAGCTGATCGGCGCCTTATCTTCCCGCAGTTTCAGGAAGGCGTCGAATCGATCGAGGACAGCAGGCTTTTCAGCTCTTCCAGCGATGTGATCCATTCGCCGATCCCCCCGCTTTCGCGAATTTCCCTAAGATGCTTCATTTGAAGAGGGGTCGGAGTTTCCTCCGACCCTTTCTTGAGCTCCACACCGACAAACCGTCCCCGGTAGCAGAGATAGATGTCCGGCCGGCCGCGGCGCTCGAAGGCGTTCCCGTGCGTCACGACGTGGTAAATACCACGTTCGGTGAGATAGTCGACGCACTGGTCTTGCAGCTGCTTCTCTCTCATTTCCCCGCAGCCTTCCGGGCCTTCATTTCGGCGAGGATCTCGGCGGCCGTTTTCTTCTTCGGTGGCTCTCCGGTCGACGTCGCTCCGCCACCCGAGCCGGATTTGTTGCTGGCCGTCTTCTTGACTTCAAACGGCTCGCCTGGACCGATCCACTTTTTGACGTTCGCGAACGTACCACCTTGGGAGCCGGTGCGGTGTTCGATCTCGACGCGGACGAACTTGCCGATCAGCTCGGCGGTGTCAACCTCGTCGATCGTCTCGTCCCCCAGCGCCGCGCGCGCCATGCGGGTGAACACGAAGTCAGCCGTCTCGTTCGGCGTGCCGTCGGCGTTGACGAAATTGTAATTTACACGCGCCGTGCGGCCGGCGGCGTCTTCGATCGTGACGACGATCTTGTCGAACTTCTGGTAGTCGCTCTCGTCGATCCCCTTGATTCGGACGACTTGCTCACCCTCCGGGATCGGCTGGAATCCACCTTCGACCAGTTTGCGCTTCATACAGCATCGCTCCTTTTGATCGTGATTTTGGTTGTGAACCCGCTTTTGCGGTATTTCTCATAGAGACCGTCTGCCTTCAGGCGGTCCGTGTCGACACCGCTCGCCGCGGCTTTGGAGACTTCGAACAGGTACCGGCTACCGGCTGCCTGAATCTTCTTGTCGCTTTCCTTCATCCGCGCCTCCAACTCCGCCTTGAGCTGGTCTTTGAGCTGCTTCAGGGCCTTTTCGTCCTCGGCGATCTGCTCGCTCACAGCGTCGATCCGGGCCTGTAGCGGCTCGATCCGCCGGATGAGCTCCGCCACGATGTCCCCTTCCTCCCCGGCGGCCGGCTGCGGGACGTGCGCGGTCGTGAGCGCCTGGACGATCTCTTTGTCCTTCTTGTCATCCCAGGACGGGCTTGTAAGTCCTCCGATGTGCCGTTCGTACCATTCAGTCGCTCGACGCAGATGAGCGGAGAAATGACGGTATTCGCCTGCAACGCTATACTTCTTGACGATCGTGTTTTCCGGCGAGGGCTCGAACTTTTCCGGTGCCTCGTAATCCTTGTCCGTGAGGATGGTCAGGACCATCCGGAACTCGTCGAGCCCGGACAGATAGGCGTACAACGCGCCCTGCAGTTTGTAGTACTCCGGCGGGCTAAACTGACCACCTTTGTACCAATCCTCGACTCGTTTGGTCGTCTTGAGTTCCCAGATCGCCGTCGGCGTCCGTGCATCCCACAAACCGCCGAAGATCGGTTCATCCGGAAAGTGGTCCCATTCGTAGCGCTTCTGGCCACCGAAGTATTGTGCTGGCGTCTGGAGCTTCCCGAAGGCGTACCGCTTGTTGAGGTAGGCGATGACCTTCGGCTCGATGATCTTGCCGGCGGCCGTGTAGATCGTCTCCTCGAACGGCTTCTTGTAGACGCCGGTCATGTCGCACCAGACTTCGAACTCCGTCGCCCATGGGCTGAGCCCCAGGATCGGGGCCAGCCGTGTACCGGTGATCTTCTTGATGCGCTTCGGCTTTTCCGCCAGCGTGATCGTTTTGGTTTGCAGGTTGATATTCATGTGCTCCTCCTTTTAATGACGACAGTCCGGACAGTCGTCCCAGCTGTCACCGTGCGGGCAAGTAATTGCGTCCTTTACCCATTCGCCGTTGAGCTGCCTCATGCTGACTCCGTTTGATTTTTGGCGATATCGGACCTCGATCGAGGCTTCTTGATGGTTGACGAACAACGTCACGGATACCGCATCCGGATAGGCAGCGCGCAATTTGGCCGCGATCGATTCGACGATTTGCTTTTCCGTCATACCGGTACCAGCTCCGTAATCGCGTCGAGCAGTTGCTCCGCGTCCGCCTTCGTCAGCTCGCCCTGCAGCGCCTCGGTGAACCCGTTGATCGTCTCATCATCTACGCCGGCCGCCTCCAGCACCTCGATACCGAGCGCGATAGCCTCGAGCTGCTCTTCCGTCGCCGGCTCGTCCTGATTGGTGATGGCGTCTCGGATTTCCTCGCGCCGCGCCGGCGGCACATAGGCCGGTTTGATGGTCCGCATTTCTTCCTCGTCATTTTCCGGGTCGTTACCTTCGGCCACGAGGAAGTTTGACGCCAGGAAGAATTTCAGGCCGCCGGTATATGCCTTGTACAGCGCCTTGTCGCCATTGTCGGCGCCGCTGCCGGAGAAGAGGTACTCCTCATATTCACCCGTGTCCGGGTCGATCAGTCGACCGCGGAACTTGGTCAGCACGAGGTGCATTTTGTCGCTGATCGTGCCGATGAACTCGTGACCGATCTCTTCCATCTTCCACAGCAGGCCGGCCTCGGCCCGCGCCCGTTTGAAATTGTTTTTGTACTGCTTTTCCGTGATGTACTCGTAGGACTGGTGCCGGTTCTTGCCGTCTTTTGTCCACTCGAAAGCGTCCATGATTTGCTGCAGCTTTGCGAGCTTCTGGTAGAGCCGGTGCCGCGGATCCGCGGGAACCGCTTCGGGTGCAGTTTGCGTTTCCTTCGTTTTGGTTGCCATCTTCGTCTTCCTCTCCTTCTTCGGTTTTTCGGGCTTGACGCCCAGATAATCGTTGATGCGCTTGTGCGCGAGATCGATGTAAAACTGCTTGTCGACCATCGCCGGCTTGTAGCCGGCGCGGTTCGCGATGAAGCAATGGTCCGGCAGGTTGGCGATCTTGTCCCGGCGCTCCTTCTCATCGGGTGCCTTCGGCAGCTTGATCTTGTACAGTGTGCCGGCATCACGGTTGACACTGGCGAACACCCGGTTGACGTTCTGCACCTCGACTTCGCCGACTGGGCTGTGCCAAATGACTTTGTCATAAGTGCTGCCGGCTTTGCAGACGATCTGGAGCTGCTCCATATCTTCGCAGGCGCCGATTGTCTCTTCCGGCGGCACGCCGTCGAGAAGATTGGCGACGATTGCCTTCGCCACAATAACCAGGCTGCGGTTCATCCAGTCGCCACCCTCGTAGTTGGTGACGTACCCACCTTTCACCTTGACCTTGCCCTCGGCGTTCCGCAGGACATAGTTGTTGACGTCCTTCTGGACAATCTTCTCGACCTCGTCTGCTTCCATGTCGAACCCGGTCCGCTGACTCCATTCCGAAATCACAGCGTCGATCTCTGCTTCGTGATCGGCATCGTAGGAGATGATGAGGCCGTCGGTGTTTGACTGGATCAACCGAAAGCTCGGGACTTCCTCCAGCTTCTCAATCAGGTCGATCAGATAGAGCTGCCCGGACACGCAAACCGCCAGCGCCATCCGCGGATCGTACAGCTTGTTGTACGGATTGTTCATGGCGCCGAATGTCGTGTTCAGGACCAGTTTCAGCGCGTCCGCGGTCGCCTTGTCGCCGGCCTTTTTCGCTGCCAGCCGGCGCTCATACACCCGCTTGAATTCGTCCGGGTCCGGGACGTTCCGGGACATGTAGCCGTTGACGATCATGAGGCTCGGATAGTAGCTGGTGACGTCCCGGGTGGAGATCCGCCGCGTCTCTGTCCGCTCTTCCCGGTAACATTCCCGGGCACCGTGCAGGCCGCCCCAGGCGACCGTGTGCGGCACGCCGGCAATCTCGATGTTGAGCTTTCGTTTGCGCTCCGGGTCCACGTCGGCGAAAAATTCGATCACTTCCGGATATTTCGTGATGATGAGGTTTTCCGGGAACTCGTAGACGTCCCGATCCGGCCACTCCGCGACCGGTTCCCGCGCGCCCAGAAATTCCGCCGTCAGTTTGGCGTTGGTCAGCCGCAGGCTCTGTGCAGGCGACAGCCCGCACATGGCGCCAACGTTGATCTTGGACCGCAGGTAACTCTCACGTTCGTGATAGAGTCGGATTGCAGCGTCCACGTCGTGGCAGCAGTACTCAATGACTTCGTTCCGCTCGGCTTCCGTCAGCGGCCGGTCGATGTCGAAGCTGACGCGGCTCTCCTCGATATCCATGCCGAGATTGCCCTCGATCTCCTTCAGCCGGAGCGGTACCGGGATGTCGTCCATAAGGTCGAAGTTTGTCCACGGCGGCCAGGTGACATCCCTGAAATACGGATGGTCCCAGCCGTTCTTACCACCGATGATCCAATCGTTGATTTTCTTGACCTCTTCCGGCGTTGCACCGGTGTAGATGGCCCGGAGGATCCATTGGTCATAGTGCTTCGTATTGTAACCGCCGATGATGAGCTCGTCCCGCCCGAGCGCATCCGCCCACCAGCGGAGCGCCGGGGCGTCGTTGTGGAGGATCACCCGCTCGCCGCCCTCGACCGGCTGTTTGGCGACGAAGATCCAGTCGTGTGCGAAGACCTCGCAGTCGTAAATCCAGATGTTTCGGAGCTCCACGGTTCATCGCCTCCTTTTTCTCGGCGACACCGTGGCGGCGCGCTCCAGCGTCCAGCCGTTTCGCACGCGAGTTGAGAAAGTAAAGTAATTGATGCCGTTTTTCCGCAACAGATCGTATATATGCGATGGGTATTTGCGCCGTTTACGGCCGACAATTCGCATATGTGCCGCCTTCTGCTCTCGACCCCAGACTAGCTCGGTTGCAGCTCTCTCAGGTGACCAGCCCTTGTGAATTCTCATACGGAACGTCCCGCGCGAGATGCCGTTTACCTCGGCGACCGCATACCATTCGGACCAATCCGTGCGCTGCTGTACAGGCTCGGTTATGGCGCGCTCTTTCGACCATCCGTACTCCCGGACGCGGAGCTCGAGCGTCTTTTTGGAGATGCCGCGGGCCGCCGCCTCGTACTCTTCGGGCGTGATGTAGACGCTCACGATCTCACCTCTCGAGTACGACCTTCGGCAGATCGTCGAGCAGATCAGCCTGGTATTTGGGTAGCCCGTGAAGCTCCAGCCGGCCATAATGGGGTGGCCGTCCGTAACTGATCAACAAGCAGCCGGTCTCGGAGACCGTGATGTCGATCGTGAATCGCTTGAGCTTGCGAAAGAATGTGCGCAGGAACTCGTAATTGACAACGAACTCTTCCCCAGCGAAGACGAGCCGCACCGGCAGCCCGTGCACGTTCCTGATTGCATCGCGCTCGTCAAGCAAGCGTGCAATTCGCTCGTATGGAGGAGTTGAGCTGACGCGCCGAAGTTTGGCGACTTGCTCGAACAGCTCTTTTCGCCGCCGGGATAGGGTCTGGTTGGCGCGCTTCACGGCAGCTTTGCTCCGGGCGATCTCATCGTCAGTCAGCTTCCGAAGCATTGAGTTTCCACCTCTGCAATCAGCCGGTCAACATACCAGCGCGCCTTGCGCAGGTCCTCGACGCCGTTCTTCCGGTTCCAGCGCCAAAGGTATTTGATTGCGGCGTCGGTAGCGTAGGCCAGCCTGCCGGTCAGCCCGACCGTTGCTGACTCGATCACGTCAATGCACTCCACCTTGCCGGCCGTGTAGTGCGCCGGGTGATTGACCGGGTCGTGATCGGGCTGCGCGGGCTCGGTGTCGACAGCCTTTTCGATGATTTGGAGCAGCGTGTCGCGCTCTTCACGGTATTTTTCGGCCTCAACGTTGAGTATCTCGGCTTCTCCCATCCAATACTTCTTGTCTTCTTCCAACCGGGTAACGGTTTGCTCCAGCTCCGCGATCCGCGCCGCTTTCTCGGCAAGCTCCTTCTTCAGCCGCTCGATCAGTTCGTGATCTTTGAGCTCCTGCGCAACGCTGTTTGCGAGCTGCTCCGGCTCAGCCGCAGGCTCTGCTATGGCACGCCGATCGATCAGCATTTCGTCCAGCATCCGCTGGGCTTGCTCGCCCCTCACGCCTTTCAGACCCCATTTGCCGAGCCAGTATTGCAAGGCTCCCTTGCTCAAGCCGAGCTCTTCCTCAATCCGGGCGATCTTCCACCCGGCCGCCAGCCGGCGGAGCACTTCCAACTTGTCCGGCGCTTTCGGCGCCGTTGTCGTTGACATGGTTTGTTCCTCCTTCTTCTCGAGCTTCTCCCCGCGGCGCACGCGCTCCAGTTCCTCCGGACTCAGCCGGTACGTGATGACCGGCCCGCTGCCGCTGGATTTGGCTTCGATTTCACGATTGGGAACTGGCGTTCCACCTGAACTTCCGATTCTCACGACCTCCGCACCTCCTCCACGAAAGCGCGAAGTTCGGTCTCATTGAAATCGCGATGCCTCATGAGAGCATCCCAGATTTTCTTTTCAATCGTCCCTGCCGTCTCGAATAGGATATAGCTGCATTTCTCGCGCTGACCGGGACGGTGAATTCGGTCACAGGCCTGCTCGAAGGTTTGGCTGCTGAGCGTGGGCTCATAAAACAGCATGGTGTCCGCGGCGAAAAGGTCGATCCCGGCGGCCGCCGAGCGGTACTGGCAGACGATCACCTGAAGGTCCGGCTCCGCCTGGAATCTCTTCCAGACCTGTTTGTCCCGCTGCCGGCCGTCGAGCGTCACGTAGCGTATCTTGCGCCGCTCCAGTACGCGGCAGATGTCGTTGATTGACTCTTCGAATTCCGCAAAGATGACAAGCTTCTTGTCCCAGTTCTCGAGAAACTCATCTAGCGCCGCGTGCTTCGTGCATTTCAGCCGGTGGACCGTGCCGGCGTCGTCCCGGATGTGCCCGCTGCACATCTGCCGCAGCTTGACCATGCGTGCCAGCGGATTTTTTGCCTCGATGTCGAGCTCTGCGATGTAGTTCTGGAGCATTTCTTTGTACAGCTTCCGCTCCTCGAGCTCCAGCGTCAGACGCTCCGGCGGCAGTTTTTCCGGCAGGTCCAGACAGTCCGCTTTCCGGATCCAGATGCTGTGCTGGGCGATGAT